GACCGCATCCTTCGTCAGGCTTGTGCTCAAGGCGCTGAGTGCGACCGCCACCACGACGGCAACCATCCAGGCGCTGAAAGTCATTCTCAAGGCGCTGAGTGCAACGGTCACCAGCACGGCGACCATGCAGAGACAGGTGAACAAGTTCTTGAGCGCGTCCGTGACGACGCTTGCCAATGTCGTCAAGCGGGTGAACAAGTCATTGAGCGCCACGGTGACGAGCACCGCGACGATTCAAGCGCTGAAGGTCATCCTGAAGGCGCTCACGGCCACCGTGATGAGCACGGCGACGATGTCGCGGCAGGTGCGGCTCCGCCTCACTGCCACCGTTGCGACGGCTCCTGTGATCGTGAAGCAGGTCGCCAAGCGCGTGAGCGCGACGGTGACGAGTTCGGCGTCGCTGACCGCCCAGAAGCTCATCCTCAAGGTACTCACCGCAACCGTTACGGCCACGGCCGACATAGCCACGCTCTTCATCGCTGCCACCGCGGCCATCGTCAAGTTCTTCGGCCGTCCGCGCCCGCGCGGTGGTGTCGGGCTGGGAACACCCGGGGATGCGCTCGGCAGCGGCTCACCGGGCGGCGGCGTGGGTGAAGGGAATCCCGGCGCGAACCCATTCGATGATCCCGACCCAGGACAGATATGAGTGACGCACTTCTCTGGTTTGTAGGCAACCGCAACCCGAGCATCACGGAGACGATCACCTACGCGGACGGGACCGCCGTCAGCCTGACGGGCAAGACGGTCAAGTTCAAGATGCGTCCGGTCGGCTCGTCGACGCTCAAGGTCAACGCGGCGGCTACGGTCGTCGATGCGCCGACAGGATCGGTGCGCTACGACTGGGCCGCGCTCGACGTTGACACGGCTGGCCACTTCCTCGTCTGGTGGGAAGTCACGACGACGGCGGATGGAAAGACGCAGGACCTCTCCGAGGCCGTCATCGAGTTTCGCAACCACACGCCCGAGACGCAGGCCTACGCTGAGCTCGAGGAGTTCAAGTCGACGACCGAGCTGACCGGGACCTCTTTCCAGGACGCTGACATCGAGCGCGGTCTCGTGGCGGCTTCACGCGGCATCGACCTCGCCACAGGACGCAGGTTCTACTCCGACACGGTCGACCAAACCCGCTACTACTCCCCCAACTCCGTCCGCTGGCTGGCGATCGACGACCTCAACACCCTCACGTCTCTTGCCACCGACCAGTCGGGCGACGGCAGCTTCTCGAACACTTGGACGGTGAACAGCGACTTCGTCCTCGAACCGCTCAACGCACCCGCGGACGGCTTCCCCTATCGAAGCGTGAAGGCGAACCCGCGCTCGAGCCTCTACTTCCCCACCGTCTACCCGCGCTCTGTGAAAGTGATCGGGAAGTTCGGCTGGACGGCAGCACCGCCGGCCGTGAAGACGGCCACGATCCTTGTCGCTGCTCGCCTGATCAAGCGGACGCGCGAGGCACCCTTCGGGATCATCGGCCTGGGTTTGGAGGGGGCCGCCGTGCGGGCTTCCGCCCTGGCACGTGACCCCGAGATCAGCTTCCTCCTCGATCCCTACAACAAAAACTCGGGCGCCTACTAGTGGCGACACTGAGCGAGATCCGGGAGGGAGTAGCCGAATCCCTCAGGTCTATCCCTGGGCTGCAGGCAAGCGCGCGCATCCTCACGAACCCGTCGCTGCCGACTGCCTACGTCCTGCCGGGGGAGACGAGCTTTCACCAGACATTCGGGGATGGACCCAGCGACGTGAACCTGATCGTCGAGCTGCAGGTGGGGACCTACTCGGATATCGGCGCCCAGATGAGGCTGGACGAATTCCTCGCCGAGACGGGCGAGGCGTCCCTCAAGGCGGCGATCGAAGTCAACCCAACCCTCGGCGGTCTCGTCGATGACCTGATCGTCCAGGGCTTCCGTGACTACGGACTGTTCCAACGAGCCCAGGGAGATGCCGTGCTCGGCGCGCGGCTCCTCGTCTGGGTCCTGAACTGAACGAGAGGAGGAAGAAATGCCAAAGCATGTACTCAGGAACCCGCTGATCACGGTGAACGGCGTGGACCTGTCCAACCAGGCCCGCTCCTGCACGATCACCACGACGCGGCCGGAGGTCGACGTCACGTCCTTCGGTGATTCGTTCCAGTCGTTCGTGGGCGGCATCCCCGACGCGACGATCGAAGTCGAGTACTTCCAGAACTTCGACGCCGGCAAGGTGGATGCAACCCACTGGCCGCTGGTCAACTCGGACTCGACGTTCCCCGTGGCGGTGCGCGACGTGAACTCGGCGGGCTCGGCAACGAACCCGACGTTCTACATGACCGCTCTGCTCCTGGGCGACTACCAGCCCATCCAGGGCGACGTCGGCTCGGCCGAGACGACCACGGTCACGTACCGGAACGCATCCTCGACCGGCATCACCCGCTTCACGACCTGATGGTGGGGCAGATCAAAGGTCTGCGCGAGGTCAACAAGGCCTTTGCAGACATCCGGCGACGGATCGACGACGACACGAAGGCCGCCATCGTTAGGGCTGCGGGGCCTATCGCGGCAGAGGCGCGCTCGAATCTCGCGAGATACCAGGGTGCCGACATCGCCAAGATCCGGCCCGAGATTACGTCAAGAGCGATCTACGTCACCGACTTCGCTCAGCCCCACACGGGCTTGCGCGGTGACTTCGGGTCGCTCCTGATGATCGGCATCTGGCAGGCCGTGCAGGACAACACCGAGCCGCTTTTCCAAACCACGGAGCGTGCGGTTGACATGCGAACGATAAAGGAGGGCTTCTGAATGGCAAAGCTACGGCTGGACGGAAGGGAATACGAGCTCCCCGACTCTGACGACTGGACGACGGGCGAACTGTCGGAGGCAGAGCACGCCCTCGGCGTTTCGTTCGGGGAGAAGTCGCAGGGGGACGCGATGGCGATCACGTTCTACATCGCCGTCCGCAGGGCCATGTCCGCGACGGAAATGCCCCCGGTCATTCTCGCGGATCGGGTGAAGCGGATCCCGATGAAGGATCTCCTTGCTGAGGAGGAAGAAAACCCCCCGGCAGAAGCCGGGACGAACCCGGCAAGCCACGAAGACCAGCCGACTACTGGACCCCGGCTCTTGGCAGCCTCGGAGTAACTGTGCCGATCGCTGATCTGACCCTGGGACAGATCGATCGGGCCTATGAGGAATTGGAGAAGCTAGCCGATGGCTAGAAGCATCCGCGTCCCGATCATCGGTGATGCGAGTCAATACAAGCGCGCTCTCGCTGACGCGCAAACGAAGACTTCCAAGTTTGGGGCGGTCGCTAAGACGGCCCTTGTCAGCGGGGCGGCGGCAGGTTTCTACGCCCTCGGCAAGGCAGCGAAGATCGGCTGGGACGAGTTCAACGCCGGCCAGCGCGTAGCCGCTCAGACCAACGCCGTCATCAAGTCGACGGGCGCAGTCGCGAACGTCACGGCGCAGGACGTCGAAGATCTAGGCCACGCGCTGATGCTCAAGTCGGGCATCGACGACGAGGTCATCAAGTCGGGAGAGAACGTCCTCCTCACCTTCCGCGGAATCAGGAACGAGGTCGGCAAGGGCAACGACATCTTCGACCAGGCTACGAAGCTAACGCTGGACCTGTCCGTCGCTATGGGGCGGGACATGAACTCCTCGGCCGTCATGGTCGGCAAGGCCTTGCAGGATCCGATCCGAGGGCTCACGGCTCTTCGCAGGGTCGGCGTGCAGTTCACCAGCGCCCAGGAAGACCAGATCGTCAAGTTGACCGAGGCCGGCAAGACGATGCAGGCGCAAAAGATGATCCTGGCCGAGCTCCGCAAGGAGTTCGGGGGATCAGCCAAGGCTGCCGGCGAGACCTTCGGCGGGCAGTTGAACATTCTCCGCGAGCGCATGAACAACTTTCTCGGGGACGTGACCGCGAAGGCGATCCCCTACTTGCAGCGCTTGATGAAATGGCTCGGCCCCCGCATGCACGACGCCCTGGTCACGGCTCGCAAGGCTTGGTCCGATCTAGGAGCGGTCCTCGCTCGCCACCGCGAGACGATCGCGCAAGTACAAAAGGCGCTGAGCGTACTCGTCAAGGTGCTAGGGGTGCTCGTCAAGTGGGAGATCCTGCTCTATTCGACCATCTTCAATGTGTGGATGAAGATCCTCGGGATCACGCTCACGGTCACGGACAAGATCATCGGCGCCGTGCAGAAGATGATCGGCTTCTTCCGCTCTCTTGGGGGTGCTGCCCGGGCCGTGGGTAACGCCGTGGCTACCGGCTTTCGCATCATGATCGCCCCGATCCTCGCGGTAATCAACACGGTGCAACGGCTCATCGACCTCATCCGCAGCATCCCCAGCCCAGGCGACATCGTCGGAGGCGTCACGGGGAAGGTCGGTGACATCGCCGGCCACATCCCCGGCTTCGCGTCGGGCGGTGTCGTCCCTGGCCGCATGGGCGCTCCTCGTCTCATCATGGCGCACGGCGGCGAGACCGTCCTGCCGACGCATAGGGGAGTAGCAAGGGCAGGCTCCGTCAACGTGATCGTCCTCGGAGGCGACCGCGAGGCGATCGAGTACCTGCGCCAGCTCGACATCCGCCAGAGCCGCAGATCGGGGCGTGGTCTCCTGTGAGCCTCTTCACCCCGCGGCTCGAGTTCTCGCCCGACCCGCTCTCGGACACGACGCCGACGTGGACGGACATCACCGCCTACTGCGTCGACATCGAATGGTGGGGCGGGAAGACGAACGACCTGGGCGACCCGGAACCCGGCGGGATGCAATGCGTGCTCAACAACGCCGGCCGCCGTTTTGAGCCCGACTACGTCGCGGGGGCCTTCTACCCCAACATCGACACCGAGCGCCGCTTCCGCCTCTCCTTCGATACGGACGGCCCGCAGGGGATCGAGTTCTGGGGCGACTTCGAGGCGGGCGCTGCTGGGACGGCTCCCGAGTGGACGGTGATGAACGGCGCGGTCGAGTGTCTCGCGGGATCGGAGGCGCGACAGCTCACCTACGTCACCTCTCCTACTCCCCGGCTCGGGGCTAAAGCCGCGCGCTTCGAGGTCGCCTCAGGCGACAAGTTCGGCGCGACCTCCGGGGAACGGTGCGAGGTCAGGCGGGGGACGCCGAACGGCGGCTTTGCGACGGGAACTCCCGACGGGGTGACGGCCTACTACCAGTTCTCTTTCCGCTGCCTGGCGCCCTGGACGCATCCCTCGGGCTGGGAGATCTTCCACCAGCAGCACTCCTTCGATGCGCGCTTCGGGCAGGCGATGCTCAGGCTCCAGGTCACCGACGACCGCAACAACTTCCGTCTCTCGCTCGACACCGGCGAGTACCCGACGCTGACCGATGCCAACAACGGCACGAACGCGGGCACCAACTACGACTTCGACCTCAAGCCCTTCGCCGCAGACACATGGTTCGACTGCCGCTACGCGATCAAGTGGAGCTCGAGCGACGACGGCTGGATCGTCTTCGAGATGAAGACCTCGAGCGAGACCGAGTTCACCCGCTACGTGACTAAGGCCGGAATCCAGACGCTCCCGACGGTGAAGGGGAACGCCACGGTCGGCACGGTCGGAGACAAGATCGGCTTCTACCGAAACGACCAGGCGATCACGAACGTCGTCTTCCACGACGGCTATCAGGTCGGGCACTCGTGGACGGACGTGGCCTACCCGACTTCTACTACCGGCCCGGAGTGGAATCAGATCACCTGGGACACGGCCGTCAACATCGTCGACACGAACGGCAATCCGAGCTTCGAGATCGACGCGGTCGGTGACACCACCCCGACCGGGGTGGCTGCGGCGGGAGGGGGAACAACCACCTTCCTCGTCGATGATTCGCGCAAGAAGTTCGGTGAGAAGTCCCTCAAGATTCTCCCCAACGGCGGCGCATCAGGACAGGGCGCTTTCCATACCCAGAGCGGCGGCACGCGCTGGGACGTCACGGTCGGAACGACCTACACGGCGGCGGCGTGGTTCTCGGGCGACACCTTCCAGACCGTCCGCATCGGCATCGAGTGGTTCACGTCCGGCGGCGCCTCGATCCAGACGGACTTCTGCGTTCCCCGTGCTCTGAGGACGGACTTCCGCCATCTCTACGTCACGGTGGCTGCGCCGGCCACGGCCGCAACGGCCCGCATCCGCACGTCGAACTCGGGGACGAGCTCGGGCAACTTCTGGGTCGACGGTGTCGGCTTCTGGGAGGGCACCTACGGCATCACCTACACCGAGGGCCTCTGGTATGCGGAGTCCTGGGAGATCGACTATCCAGGCATGCAGGACATGTCCCAGGTGACGGTCACGGCGGTCGACGGGATGGGGCTTCTCTCCGCAGACACTCTGCCCCTCCTAGATCCGCCCGACGCTACGAGTTACGAGGACGTCGTCAATTACGACGAGCCGAGTTTCTACTACCAGCTCGGGGAACCGGAGGGCACGAAGCTCGTCTCGCACGTGCGTACTCGCAAGCGGAAAGGCAAGACGGTAAAGCGCCGCTTCAAGACGCGCGAGACAAAAGCTGAAGTCACCGGCATTGCCGGCCCCTCGGGAACGTATGTGAATACGCCAACGCTGGGTGTTCCAGGTCTTATCCTCGGAGATTCTGACACTGCTGTGAAGTTCAATTCGGCGGAGTCGGAATACGCCAAGATCCAGGTCGATCAAGAAAACTCCATCGACAGGAATCGTCTGACGATTGAGGCTTGGGTAGACGTCGCAGCACCGACGCAAACGGTTGTAAGTGGTCCATACGTGGCTGCCATCACAGAACCCGCTTGGGAACTTGTGGTCGTTCCCGGAGGAATGCAGGTGGTAGTGAGGTTCACCGATGGTACGAGTGCATCAACCTCCGTGGCTTATGCGGCTGGCTATTACGCCGCCGTCTGGGATTCAAGCACCCTTTCTATCTATCAGGGCGGTGGGTTTGCAGCCTCCGTTTCTGCTCCCGGCAAGACCCTTCGCCAGGGCGATGCTAATGAGTTCATACGCATCGGCGCACGTAAGAGTGGCGGGGCCCTCACCGACTTTTTCGACGGCGTCATTGATGAGGTCGCCATCTACGAAAAGGCGCTTGAGCCTGAGCGCATCGCGGCTCACTTCGAAGCGGGCGCAAACAGAGGCTACGGCGAACAACTGACGGGCGCCCGTATCGCCGCAGTCGCCTCGAGCCCTCTGTGGTCTACGGCGGGAATCGAGGCCGGGGCATTCGTCATGCAACCGACGATGCAGTTCGGGCAGGGGAAGCTGGACGAGATCGTGGAGGCGGTCTCCGCGGAGCGCCCGCGGAGCATGTTCTATTTCAGCGGCTCGGGTGCTCCGATCTACAGGGACTTCGATTCCCTCGATGGCGCGAGCAACGACCTGACCCTCGGAGACGTGCCGGGGGAGATCGGCTACACCGGCATCGATCTCGTCTACGACAACGAGGTCTACAACACAGTCACGGGCTCGACGGACGGCGGCACGGCCATCACGGTCACGGACGCGCAAAGCGTCTCGGACCGAAAGCCGCGAACCAGGGACGCCGAGACCAACCTCCCGCTCAGGGACGACGATGACGTGCGAACGATCCTCAACACCATCGTCAACGAGTGGTCTCGGCCGGCCATGCGCCCAGCTGCCGTTGCGACTGTCGGGAAGGATGCCGATCGGGTCGCCCACATCCTCGGACGAGAGATCGGAGACCGCGTGAGAGTCAGGAGACGCGGCGAGGGCGGCACGCCCATCGACCGCCAGACGTTCATCCTCGGCTACCGCAAGAAGCTCGACCGTAGCCGCATCCTCTCCTGCACCTGGAACCTGGCGCGGGGATTCAACGCCACCGACGGCGCTTGGCATCTGGGCGTGCCGGGGTATTCGGAGCTCGACTCAACGGCGGTGTTGGGCTAATGGCTACCCAGTGGAACTCGGGACTGACGGAACGCGCGACCAGTTTCTTGGTCACGGCAGCCGAGTGGAACA